TACTCCAAACAAATTGGTGAAGCCTTGGCTGTCGCTCGTGATGGTTCTGTTTTGGCTGAGATTGCTAAATTAGTAGTCGAAGATAAAGAAAACATCACTGGCTTAGGCAAAGGTGCGATTTTGAGTGCCTCTCTCCCTGCTGCATCCATCGGCGAAACCGAAGCAATGGGTAAAGCACTCTTTGACCAGCTTTTGAAAATCAAATCTGCTATGTCTGAAAACTATGTACCTGATACTGAACGAACCGTCTATATCCGTCCGATGGCTCTGAATGCTCTGGTAGCTAATAAAGACATTATCAACAAACTGTATGGTGCTTCTGTAACCATTGAAAATGGTAAACCGCCGAAGTTGTTAGGATTCGACCTTGTTGAAACCCCGCATCTGACTAGAGGTGGCGCAGCCGTTAATGCAGGTGTTATCCAAGGTGCTGGTCATGTATTCCCGGCTGCCTACAAAGACTCCTGTATGTTCCTTGTAGCACATCGTTCCACTGTAGGTACTTTGACTTTGAAGAACTTGTCTCTGGAACACGCTCGCCGTGCTAATCTGCAAGCTGACCAAATCATTGCTAAATATGCAATGGGTCATGGTGGTTTGCGCCCGGAAGCTGCTTTCATGGGTGTTATTACCTCTGCATAATTTACCCATAGGGGAGTCTAATGGCTCCCCTATTTTTTCTAAAAGAAAGGAGGCAAATCTCAAATGATTTCCCCTACTACTGAGCTTGATGCCGTTAATGAGATTATTGGTGCCATAGGTGAAGCCCCTGTGAACACCTTGGAAAACCTTATGAATGTTGACGTTATCAATGCACTCCGTATCCTCAGGAACAACAACAGAGCCTTTCAGTCCCGTGGCTGGTCTTTTAACAGCATCACTGAATACCCTTTGAACCCTGATGTTTACTCAAAGAAAATCAAATGGTTAGATGTATACCTGAAAATAGATGGTGAAGAAGGTACAAAGTATGTGAAGCAGGGCGACTATGTTTATGATCTAATCGCTAAGACCTCCATCTTTGAAAGTCCTATTTCTATCAACGCTATTATTTTAGTTCCCTTTGAAGATATGCCGGAACCTGCTCGCAACTACATTGTCGCTAAAGCATCCGCTGAATTTCAATCGAGATACCTTGGTGATGAGTCGTTGACCCAAATTCTTAACAACAAAGTCCAAGAGACTTGGCAGTATCTACAGGAAGATGAACTCGACAAAAACGAATATAACTTACTTGACCATACTCATGTACAGGAGTTGTTGACCCGATGACAGCTTTATATTCTCAAACTATAAAAAACCTTGTAGCCGGTATCAGTCAACAGCCACAGGTTCTTAGGCATCCCGAGCAGCTCAACGAGCAAATCAATGGGTTCTCCACGGAAGCCGCTGGACTCCAAAAGAGACCTCCTACTCAGTATGTCGCTCCTTTAACGAAGGAAGTTAATGTCGGTAACAAACCGCTTGTACACTTCATCAACCGAGATGACTACGAGAAGTACATTGTGACCTTTACAGGTAGTGATGTTATGGTCTTTGACCTCAATGGAAGCCCCATGGAAGTCCATTATGAAAGTGAAGATGCCAGACGATATATAACTACTCAATCCCCTCGAAGTAACCTTAAGTGCCAAACTATAGCCGACTACACCTTTATCTCTAATATCTATGCTATCCCAAGGATGTCCACTGAGATAACAGAGGATGTCTGGGCTACTCAGGGTGCCTTGGTAAACATTAAGAGCGGTCAATACGGTAGGACATATCGTGTGGATATTAATGGAAATTCCATAGCATCCTACACAACTCCTGATGGTTCTGATAAATCTCATACAGGACAAATTGCAACTGACTACATTGCATCTCAGCTTGCAACACAAGCACGTAACGCTGGTTATGAGGTACAAACAGGTTCTTCTTGGTTATACATAACGAAATCTTCCAATAATACCATTGAAAAAAAATATTGGAGAGAACCTTCAACATCTTATGAGCAGCAAGAACAAATATTTGAAAGCATGAGTAGAACCAGTGGTCGTTATTATCCTAAAACAGATAAGTTATTGGTCACAGCGTTTAAGGCTGGTGAGGACGCTGTCACACTCACCTCGCAGGCACTTGCAGAAATAAATCGCTGTTCAACAGATTATTGGGAAATTTTATTTCTTAATGAAGTTAGATGTGAGCTGCGGAGAAAAGGTTTCTGGGAGACAGTGATAGAGCCAAACACTGCAACAGATATCAAAAGTGTTTCTGTATATGATGGCTACAACAACCAAGCAGCTTTTGGCGTCCTTAAGACTGTCCAGAAATTCTCTATGCTCCCCGTTTCTGCTCCTGCTGGTTTCACTGTCAAAGTAGCAGGAGAGTCCGGCAGCACTACGGACGACTACTATATCCGTTATGATGCCTCTGAGAACCTCTGGAAAGAATGTGTGCGCCCTGGTATCCCTAAGAGTTACGACCTCCAGACCATGCCTCATGTTTTGGTCAGACAAGCTGATGGCTCTTTCTTACTCAGACGTGCTGAGTGGGAAGAACGAAAAACAGGTGATGAAGACTCTAATCCTGAGCCGTCCTTCATTGGGTACCCTATTAAGGATATTGTCTACTTCCGGAACCGCTTATGCTTTATAGCAGGTGAGAATGTAATCTTATCTCAGTCCGCTGGGTTCTTTAACTTCTGGATGGTTTCAACAAAGGAAGTCCAAGACACAGATGCTATTGATTTAGCTATATCCGACAACAAGATTGCCACTTTGCACCATGCGGTTCCTTACGACGAGAACCTTGTCTTGATGAGTGATGATGCACAGTTCATCTTGAGGTGTGAGGGTGTATTGACACCTAAGACCGCAAACATCCCTCCTGCTGTAACCCGCTTCGGTAATTCACTAAAGGCTAAACCTGCGACCGCTGGTAGAAATTTATACTTCACCGCAGAACGCAGTCAGTATACTACAGTTCGTGAGTTCTTCACTGCTGCTGACAACACTGAGAGTAAGGATGCTCAAGACATTACCAGCCATGTATCTAACTACATTCCTAATGGTGTCTATAAAATCGTTACGTCTCCTGTTGAGAACCTTCTGCTCTTTTTGACAGAAGGAGCCAGCAACTGCATTTATGTCTATAAATATCTCTTTATTGACTCCGTGCGCCAACAGGCAGCATGGTCTCACTGGGACTTTGGGGATGGTAATGTGTTCGGTGCGGACTTCTTTGGTGGTATCTTTTATGTCGTTATTGAAAGAGATGGAATACTTTTTCTTGAGAAGATGTCCTTCACCTACAACACTGCTGACTTTGAAGATGAACCTTACAGAATCTATTTAGATCGCAAGGTTCCTTATGTAATCCCGGAGGACTCCTACAACCCCGTCACAGAGCGAACCTCTTTTAACCTCAAGGATGTTTATGACTCCTCGGACTTAATAAGTTTCAATGGGTTTGCCCTTGTGGATACCAAAGGAACCTATATGGAACTTGAAGTAGCCGCTGATGGCTCAGTTGCAATCGAAGGAGACTGGCGCAACAAGACAGTATTTATTGGTCAGAACTTTACCATGAAGGTAGGCTTCTCGACCCTTATGATTAGGCAGGAGACCCAAAGTGGTACTAAAGCCATAGATACTGGTCGTTTGCAGCTCCGCTCTTTCTGGGTAAACTTTTCAGACTCAGGGACTTTCTTGGTCTCTGTCGATATAAAAGATAGGAATAAATTTGAATATCTGCATACCTCCAGAACCTTAGGGAACCGTAATAGTACCTTAGGTTCTTTAGTTTTTTCTACAGACCAATTCAAGGTTCCTATCCAATCCCTAAACACAAACTGCGATATAACGATCACCTCTACCAACCCTAATCCGGTCGCCTTAATCGGGGCTGGCTGGGAAGGAAGCTATTACAGGAGGAGTAAGCCTATATGAAATTACATACAGAAAAGACCACTCTTAAACAGATGCAGGACTTTCTGGAACACGCTCGCCCACTGGATATCCAAGAAGCTGAAATGGATGGCATTAAGTTTACTGACCTGCCCCTCTCTGATTTTGAGGACTGTAAGAGCATTGTAGACGAAGAAGGTACTGTCTTTGCTATTGGTGGTGTTGTCAAAGAAGACACCGATATAGGTGCTGTCTGGATGCTCTGTACAAAACGTGTAGAGCAGCATAAGATAACATTTCTTAGGTTCACCAAAAGGCTCCTTGAGGATTACCTAAAGCGTTATGCTGTCCTTGGTAACCGTGCATGGTTGGGTAATCAGCTCCACATTGATTGGCTGACTTGGATGGGTGCTAAATGGGCTAACTGTGAGGGTGAGTTTCGTTGGTTTGGTTTTGTTAGAAAGGAGACACCTGAATAATGTGTTCGTTACCCTCTGCATTGGATGTTGGCTTGCAAGTTGCAGGTAACTATATGGGTCAAAGGGCTACCGCTAAGGCAGCTCAGGCTCAGATGAACCAGCAAGCACAAGCCGCTTTCACCCAAATGAATTACGCCTTTCAGGACTACGAGATAGAACGTGTGGATGCTTTTGATGCTGCTGTTGCAGAACTCGACAAAGTTTCTCACAATGCTATGCGTGTCAACTCTGGCGTCGAAGCCGCAGTAAATGAGACCATGTCTGGTCGTACCGCTAAAATGCTCGTTAGGAACGTTGAAGGTGATACTGCCCGGACTAAAGCATCTATCAAAGATAATTTTGCTCGTAAGTCTAATGAAATTGATTTAAACAAAGAGCGCAGCTTGCTCTCTACAAAAGATTATATAAACAACCTAAATGCTTCTGCTCCTAAAATGCCGTCCCGTTTCAGTAATGCTATAAGCACTGCTGGGATAGTTTTAAATTCCTATACTAAAACCCAGAACCAACGCCAATCCGTGAAGAACACTGGAGCTAAGTATAACTGGATAACTAATGGAGCCAAATAAATATAAGGAGGTAATCAACTAATGTCAAACCCCGTAAGTGCCGCAATAGGCACTCAAAGGCAGTTTGCAATACAACCTAAGAGTGTCTATCAGCAAAACTTAAAGGCTCTTTCGGTTGGTAACGGAATTAGCCAGAGGACAGACTTGGATGCTGCCTTACTTTCTAAATCCTTAGGTATCCTTGGTGGTGCTATTTATGACGAGTCGATCGCCGCTGATAAACGAGAGCGTGAACAATTCACTGCTCTTGAGGCAGAAAAATTGATAGCCGGAAAGACACCAGAAGACCTTGCTAAGTTCGACCGCATACAAGCCCTCCAACACAGCGACAAAGGTTACGACCTCACCGACAACCCTTACGCAATGGCTACTCTTGACCAGTCTATAGGTCAGGTAGCCGCCGCCTCTGCAAAGGAACGGTGGGCTTCTGAAAACCCCGGCACTCCCAAAAGTATCAATGAGGCTATCCAGTCTTATGATGGTATGCTTCAAGAGACCTATGGTTCCTTTAAGGAAAGTGTCAGAAATGGTGTCGCCTTTGATAAAGGCTTTTACGAGGGCTACCAGAGGGATGTCCTACAGGTCGCCCATGAAGCCCACCAGCGTATTAATAATGAAGCCAGAGCTAAAGGTCAGAGAACCTGCAATGTTAAACTTCAAGGGTTAGTAGCTGGAGCCGACACAATGGATACAGAGGCTTTTGTGCAGTCCTTTGGAGAAATCACTAGGGAACTCCAAGGATATGTTAAGAACTCTGATGAAGCCTTAAAGATAATCCAAGGAAACCTTGAGGTGCTTGCTGAAAATGGAACCAGCACTGAGAAGCTGAACGCTATCAAAAATACGCCTTATTATGGTTCCGACCGAAAAATAGGTGATGAACTCTCCTTCTTCAAGTATTACAAGAAGGTCTCTGAGAACGTCAACTATAAAGTGGCTGATGATGTCTACGAAGCCTGCCGTAACGCTGATGGTACTGTCAACTGGGAAAAAGCAGAGGAACGCCTTAAGGCTCTCCCGGCTACTGCTTTGAGCCGTGGTATTCCTCAGGTCTACCTTCCGCAATACTCAGGTGACCTCGATGGTCTTAAACCTGCTTTCAAGGCTATCCTGCCGTCTGTTGGTGGTATATTGTCGCAGCTCGGCTACGGTGATGTCGCTGAATACACCAGTGGATACCGTGACCCTGCACGCAACGCCGCTGCCAATGGTTCTCCAACAAGCTACCACTTAGCTGGGGATGCAGTCGATGTACACCTTGGCAACTTAACTAAGGAAGAACAGGAAACTGTAAAAGCTAATTTCAAACCATACTTCTCTGAGATACTCTACCATGATGCTGGTAGTGGTCTCCACCTACACCTTGGGGGTTACCGGGGAGGTCTTGATGACCGTGCAGACGACACAGAAGTTACCGCTTCTGCCTACTCTCCTGACCGCCTCGACAAAATCAGAAGTCGCCTGAGAGCGAAAGATGCTGATGCAAAACGAGTTGCGAAGGAACGGTCAGAAGCAGTCTATAACAACACTGTTCAAGCCGTGACACAGGCGGAAACCCAAGAGGAAGCCTTGAGACTCCTTGATAACTCTGGGATTCCGTTGGCGAAACAAAATGCTCTGCGCCGGAGCATCAATGCTAAGTTTAAAGCTATCAATCAAGGCAACCTCAGTGTTGAAGACCAGTTCTACCTCAAGTATGAAAAAGGTAAGCTGTGGACTGACATGGCGACCTTGAAAGAATATGAACGTCAAATGGAAAATGAAGACACAGAGATCGATGATAAATTCCAAGACAAAGCCAATGCAGCCGCTCGCCGTATGAATGACTATTGGAAACATTGCATTCCTGGCTACGGTAAGTCTGAGTCCAAGAAATCAGAAACCACTGAGTCTCCTGTCGATAATTCCGCTGATGCTCTTATGGATGAAATAAAAACAAAAGCAGTTCCGCAAATGATCGCTAAAGGTATGACCAGAAGTGAGATTGAGGAACGCTTGATGAAAATAGCACCTCGGTATGGTCTGAATGCTGCGACCCTACTGGATAGCCTTGAGTTACCTAATGATATTGAATAGGAGGAACCAAAGTGAGCATTACTGATGACTTACTGAATTTTGAACCAGCAGAGCAGTCTGTTGAAGAAAAGGCTCTTGAAGAAATACAAACGAAACGACACAATGCCTTTGCTGACCTTGGGGATGCCCTGTTCGACTATGCTAAGGGGGCTGTCCAAGGTCTCCAAGAAGTAAACCGAGCTGGTGACCATGTTGCCACTACAGACCCTTTAGCCCTCACTGGTCTTGATACTGCTAGAGTTGATACGTCTACTAGGCAGTCTCAGGAACAGCAGGAGGCTACTGATTGGTATAAAGCTGCAACCGATAATCTTGCAGATGAAACTGTTAAACCTGCTATCTTTACTGCTGCCATGCTTGGCAGTGGTACGGCTGCGGCAGCTATCGCTCCACTGATTGCTAAAGATACTGTGGAGCAGGCTAAAGAAAAAGGACTCGGAGAAGCCCTGCTGGAGTTTGGTAAGAACACTGCACCTATCTATGGTTCCTACCAACAGACCCAAGAAGAAGGCTGGGATGAATATGTAAATGAGCATCCTCTACGAGCCGCTGGTCTCCTTTTGGTCGCTGAGTCACCTGTGATGATTCCTGCTGTCCACTCAGCCAAATACGCCCGAAAAAACTTCCTTGTTAATAAGGGTAAGAAAAGCGTTGTAGAAGCTGAAAAGATTGTTAAAGGTGAATTTGACTTACAGCACGGCAAAGCCAAGGTGAAACCTGAGGCTCCTATGCAGAAACAGCCTACTATCTCTGAGGCTCTATTATCTACAGAGGAACCTGTGGTTACCCAGCGGTCAGCGTTCAAACCGAAGAACATTCAGGAACGCATAGATCACACGGTGAACCCTGAGGTATCCAAACGTATCGACCAGATTGTCGATGAGGGCTTTAAGCAAGCCAAACAGCTCGAAGACACCCAGCCCTTCCGTGGTGCCTATGAGACCGAAATAACGCCCCTGCCTACCGAGTATCCCCATCCAGTGCGCATCCACCAGATTCTTGAGACAGCAAACAGTATTGTGCCTGTCCGTGTTGGTCATATGCAAGCCGGAAAGAGCACCCTTGGATACCATATGACTAAACAAGAAGGTGTCCGCATCCGCTCATTCCAAGAGTTCGACACTATTGCCCATGAAATAGGACACAACCTTGATAAGAAATTCAATATCCAAGGGCATGATGTAGAGTTAAAAACTGCTGCTGAAAGTGTCTGGAAAGATGGGCAATATAAGGACTTTGAGCTGCGTGGTGAAGGTATCGCTGAATTTACAGCAGAATATGTTATGAACCCCGAGGTAGCCCAGAAGAACTTCCCGGGGTACTTTAAGGACTTCACAAGTAAACTTGCAGAAGACCCGAAACTCCAGAAGAAGATAGACACTCTCAGTAATCAGATTCGCAAGTGGTATACACAGAGTGAGGAAGCCCGTGTAAGGGGTGCTATTGTTGTTGAGGGAGACATTAAAACCCCAATGAAACAACAGGTAATCAAAGGAATTGATAATGTCCAAAACGCCTTAGTGGATGACACTACTAAACTTAGAGCTGCTATTAAGGACTTTGAGGACTTTACTGGATATAAACTGAAACCAGAAGAAAACCCTGCCGATATAGCCTTAGCTATCAAAAGCACTATACCGGCTCGTACCCAGATGCTCTTAGGACTTTCGAAGCTGGACAGTAAATATGTAATGGGTGCTTTAGAGGAAGTTTATAATATTCCTTTAAATAAAGTTACCTTTGCTGATGTCTACGCACCTCTGGAAGCCTTGGCTAAATCTGGAAAAAACAAAGGGTATCTAAGCAAACATGGCTTCAAAGATTGGCATGATGCTTTTACTAGCTATATGTCAGCTCTCCATACTCTTGAAGTTATCAACTTGAAAAACGCTGAGAAAGTTGCAGCACTCACAGAAAAGCTCACAGACTTTCAGAAGAAGTTGGGAACCATCGACCCGGTTCTGGATGGTAAGGGTGCTCGTCGACTTGAAAAGGCTATCCTCCAGACAGAGAAAGCCATTGCTGCTATTGAAGAAGGACGAGCAGATTATGTTACCCCTATCAAAAAAGCAGACGCAGCAGCAACCATTAAGAACGCCCCCGGTGCTCTGAAGGTAGCCGCAAAGCAGCTCCAACTTTTCAATGAGAACATCCTTGACCTTGCTGTCGAGTTTGGTTTCCTGAAAAAAGAAACGGCTGCTGCTTTCAAAGAGAAGTATCCGCACTATGTCCCGCTGTTCCGTGATTTTTCCTTAGAGAACGCTATGGATACCTCTTTCGGGAAACACCAGAACTTTGTTGATATCGACAAATTCTTCAAGGCGCTCAGCAAAGAAGGTAGCGAGCGATCATTGAAAGACCCTATTGTCAGCATGCAGCAGTCAGTTATGCGCCTAATCAATAATGGTGAACGAAATAGAGTCGGTCAGGCTCTCGCTCCTCTCGCCAAGAAAGATAAAAGTGCTTCTTTACTTATGGAGGTTAAAGGTAGTAGTTCTGCCGGTGCCAAAGGTATTTTTACTATTTGGGAAGCTGGTGAACAAAAGGCGTACCAAGCAATCGCTCCGGGTGTCTATGAGGCTGTTAAGGAAATGGATAGGGGTACTGCGGCTGCTATGAGTAATATTTTAGACAAAATAGCAACTACAGAAGCTAAAATGCTTCGTATTGGTGCAACCTCTACCCCCGCCTTTACTCTCTGGAACTTCCTGAAAGATAGCGTATTTGCTTCTTTAGCCTCTGAAACTGGCTTAAAGCCTTTCTTGGGCACTTTTGAGGGTTTCTTCAGGCGTGCTGATAAAGAGCTTATGGCTCGTTTTGAAGCTCAAGGTGTTCCCTTCTCTACCTATATTGGTAACAGTAGGGACATCACAAAGAGACTCCGAGGAGTTGCAGGGGATACCCCTTGGTACAAAGATAACCTTGCCTATAAAGTGGGGGACAAAACTATAAGCACTATGCTTGATTTTAACCAAATGGTTGAGGAATCCCCTCGTCTTGCTGAATTTTATCGAGCCTTAAAACGTGGCTATTCCCTTGAAAAGGCAGGTGCTATGGCTCGTGACCTCACATTAAACTTTGCAAGAGCGGGTACTAAAGGAAGACAAATAAATCGTTATTCTGCTTTCTTTAACGCCACTATTCAAGGCTTTGATAAGTTTTGTCGGCTGATGTACGAAAGACCAAAAGAAACTATTACTTTTGGTGTTGCTTATATTACACTTCCTACTATTGCTCTTTGGCTCCAGAACCATGACAAAGACTGGTATCGTGATATGCCTTTCGATGACAAAATGAAACATTGGTGCTTTGAGGTTGATGGTGTAATCTTTAAGATTCCTAAACCAGAACTACCCGGATACCTCTTTGGTTCTGCTGTTGAACGTGTTCTGGATATGGTTTACGACCAAGACCCTCAAGCCTTGGAACGTAGTAATTTTACTGGTTTCTTAATTGGGAACACTGTGCCTAACGCCCTTCCTACTGCGGCTATCCCCATCATTGAGTGGATGACCAATTACAACCTTTATCGTGGCAAGCCTATTGTTAGCAGCCGAGACATGAAAAAGGAAACCGCTGACCAATATAACATCTATACCTCTGAGGTAGCTAAAAGTATTGGTAAGGCTGCTGACCTGAGTCCTGCTAAAATCGACAACTCAATTAAAGCTGTCACAGGCTCTATGGGTATATTTTTCCTCAGTGCTTATGATGCGTTCGCTAAAGAAAACGCCACACCCGATAAGAAACTTACTGACCTCACTCGGTTTACCTTTACAGAAGGTAGTCGAACCCGCAGTGCAGAGGTGTTCTATGATGGTCTGGATGCTCTTGAAAAACAGTACAACAGCGGCTCTAAGAAAAATAAGACAAGAAACTACAAAGGTATGCTGAGTGCTAAGAAACAAATTGATGCTCACCGTAAGACCTACAATGGTATCTTGAACGATGAGAAGCTGGATGGTGCTACAAAACGCACTAAGCTGGATGAAATCAACAAGAAAATTAATGCTATTCAACGTAAGGCTAACCAAAGGTACCTTAACTATAAATACATTCAAAACCCCCAGAAATAAAGATGGGCTACCTTCGGGTAGCCTTTTGGATTTCTTAAAGAAAGGAAATGATACAATGCCTCAAGAAAGACAACAGCTTTTAGATGACTATATTCTTCTGATTCATGGATACATAAAGGACTTACAAAAATTCTCGGTGCATCAGGTGGATGCCCATGTACTAAGAGCCTTGCACGTCGCTGTAAAAGATATTCGGTCTAACAGGATTTAGCAGGCTGTGTAGTTTGATTGCTGCGACTTATCTCTAACAGAAAGGAAATGATACACCATATTAAAAACATCTATTACCTACGAAGGTACAGGTACTCAGGCTGTCTTTGACATACCTTTTGATTACCTTAAAGGCTCCTTTGTAATAGCCACTGTAGACGACACAACCCTTGATTATGTGGTCGCTAATCGTCAAGTCACGTTCTCTCCGGTACCTGCCTCTGGGACTCTTATAGTTATCAAAAGGCAAACCTCAACGGAACGCTTGGTATCTTGGCAGGATGCCAGTGTCCTTAAGGCTTCTGATATGACCCTGGCACAAGTACAGCAGTTACATATTTTAGAGGAACAGCAAGACTGGATAAAAACTAACAGTATGGTAACTGATGACGCGAACCGCTGGAACGCACTGAATCACCGTATTATCAACGTAAGCGACCCTATAAACGACCAAGATGCAGTTACTAAAAACTACGTCGAAAACCTCGGCAACTCCTTTAAGACCCTTTTGGATACCACGACTACTCAAGATATCCAGAGGCTTGAAAGCAAGACCCAAGAAGGACTCGCAGCTCTCGACCTTCAAACCACACTGGACTTAGAGACGCTCAAAGCTCTCTCCGAGGAAATGAAAGAGATTGCAAAGGATGTCAATGTATTTATACCAAGTGTAACTGAAAATATTATTTCTTGGACAAATAAAGCTGGACTTCCTAATCCTGACCCAGTGAACATTAAAGGTGAACAAGGGAGTCCCGGAAAAGACGGCACAGCGGCCACTGTTGCTATCGGAACCGTAACAACAGGAGACCCGGGCAGTAATGCAAGTGTAACTAATGTCGGAACAGATACAGCGGCCGTATTTGATATAACCATACCCAGAGGTGATAAAGGCGCAGACGGTACAGGTGCTGGCGATGTAATAGCTGCTGCCGATAACACTTTCACAGCCACAAATACCTTTGACGGAATTTTAAAAACAAAATCTGACATGCAGGCAGTCGGCTCATTACCGACAGTCTTACAACGAGGGGACTCAAATATTCAGGCCTATACCCTTAAAAACGGTTTGAGCCGAAGTGTAGTATTTAGAGACACTGGCGATATGACTGGATATGCCAAAACGTTTATTATTTCTGTTGCTCGGTCAGGCGGAACTGGAACATTCAGCATTGGTTCTAACAATGGCATTGGAGCTAATACTCCTACAGTTTACATGGTGGATGGTGCCTTGCCTGATATTGTTGATGGCGAAGTATTGAAAATAGCCATGGAAGTGAATGAGCCTGCAAATGCTATCTTTATCTATATCCTCGGAAAGGTGGCATTGTAACATGGGCTTGTCAAGCAAATTGATATTAGCGTCAAAGAAAGCAGGAACGCTTATAAACTGGCAGGGAAACGCAAGCCTTGCTTTGACATATGCAGGAATAGACGCATGTGTATACAGTTATACCCGTGCTTATCAAGATGAAGGAGAGGGGAGCTTGTCTCCTTTACTGCAAACAGTTAAAAACGATACCCAAATTTATAATTTAACTCTTGCAGTCGATCCTAATAGCATAATGTTATTTGAGGCAGCATTGTACTTTTATAATCTTCCGGAGCCTGCCCCGCCTGCTTCCAAAAGGTTTACTGGGCTGTCAAGGCTTATTGTTCACTCTACGACAGGAGGAAGTCCATTTGTCATAGATAATATGGACAGTCTTTTTGATCCTAACAGTAATTCTTATAACATTTTCAGTGATGATTTAGCTAATTGGGGCTATACAAATCTAACAGCAGCAGCGACTTTAGATTTTACTTTTGAATTGGAGTGGTACGAATGATGATGATACAGAAGGTTATTAAATATAAGCACGAAGGTAATACGTATGACAGCTTTTCGCAGCTAAAGCAGGCATACCCATATATCAGCTTTCCTATCGGGGCAGGCGATGATGTTCTGTTGGCTTTAGGTATTGAAAAGGTGAAAGCATATCCACCGTTAGAACGCTGCAAAGAAATAATGCAAACCAAAGCTGGAATAACTTTTTCGCAAAAACGTGATTCTATCCGCTGGCTTGATATCAATGGAAACAAATATGGTTTTGACTGTGCCTCTGAGGACATCACTAACTTCATGGCCGCATATACGCCTTTGCTTATTGCCGGTACTGGAACAGTATTTTATAAAGTATGGCTGTCTGAAACAGAAAAAGGCATTGTAGAGCTTACTACTGATAATATGACTGCGGTTTATACGGCGGTAAGATCTGGACAGATGGTAGCTTATACCTGGTATGAGGCTAAAAAATCAGAAATCCAAAATGCCGAAGATATTAAAGCTTTACTTGAAATTACCTTGGAGGACTGAAAATGCAGCTACAGTTTATACGATCTAAGCAACGTCTCTACACAATGAACGACTACGGTCAGGTTATTAAACCTTATGAGTGCCGCAGCGATTTTGTACCTGGCTATAACGACCAGGACCAGCCGCGGGAATCGCTTCCGAATGGTAATTACTGGTGCAAAGCAGAACTTGGTTATTTTGGCGACCCTTACGGCACTTTTTATATTACAACAGGAGATTGCCGGGCGCGTGATATACATGGCGGTGGCAGCGGGCTTCCCGATCCTTACGCTCCACATCAAGGCTGGGTCCCTACACTTGGCTGTTTGCGTATGCAAAATGCCGACGGCGAAGAAGTTGCACTGTGGATGATGGCAAATGGTAACAATATGTTGCTTGAAGTTGTTGATTAAATGGAGGAATCGAAATGAAATTTTTTAAAAAGCCAGTAACCATCGAAGCGTTTCAATTTGACGGTGATTTTATAGATAGTAATGGTAATTATTACGTGCCTGAATGGGCAGCGAGCGCCCATAAACAGGGCATCTTATATTTTGAAGGTGCAAATCTTTTCGTAAAAACTTTAGAAGGTATTCACGCAGTTAGCTGTAGTGACTACATTATCAAAGGAGTAAAAGACGAATTATATCCATGTAAACCAGATATTTTCAAGATGACATATGAACTTGCTTCCGAAGCGCCATAAGAAGCAATTAAACATAAAAGCAGCCTTTGTGGCTGCTTTTATGTTTAAAATTCGTTCAAAAGTGTTTTAATGTATATTTAAAATATCTTTTATGAAAAAATCACCACTAAATCAAAAGTCTTATTTTTATGCAGAAAAAATTCTCATTTCAAATTTCGCAAATTCTCAAACAAGATTTCGCGCTATAGCAATATCATGATCGCTTTAGGGCTTCTTGACCCTTTCTTTTACTCCAATATCATCGTCATCTCTATGGCGGCTTTCTTTTCCGCCTCGGTACGGGCTCCGATCACCGGTATCATCCTTATTATGGAAATGACCGGCTCCTTCCAGCATATGCTGGTCTTGTCCATCGCTTCAATCGTGGCCTTTATTGCAGCCGAGCTGTGCCGCAGCAAACCGATTTACGAAGAACTGCTGGCACGCAGTCTGCAGTCAGCCAATAAAAATGACGGCAGTCACTGTGAAAGACAGCGGAACGTCATTGAACTGGCAGTCTGCAGCGGCAGTCCTATCGACGGACGTCTGATCAAAGAAATAAACTGGCCTGAGCATACACTGCTCGTGGACGTCAAGCGCGGCGAAAGCGACCTGATACCTATAGGTGACACAAGAT